ATAAGAAACTAAAATAACATAAAACGAATTATTAGAAAAATATGATATTGATTATAATAGTTTTTTTATGAGTAATATACGTGATAAGAATGGTATACCTGAAAATTTTAAATCACAATAAGACGTTATTATTTTTTTATTAAATTATATAAATAATAATTAATTTTAATGAACTTACTTTATTCTAAAATAATATATAATTATATATTTTTATATTTATAATATCTTGAATATTATGTAAAAATTCATCAATCCTAGTAACCATCCTATTATATTATAATAAATTATAAATATTTATAAATATTAAAATAATTGAAAAATTAATTGATAAATAAAGATATATTATATAATGATTAATAAATATAAAATATCATATAATGGAATAATCATTAACTTCTTAATTATAATCATATTATTTAACTGGATAACATGATAAATATGTTGATCTTATTGATGATAAAATTTTAAAATAATTATTAGAAGATAAAGAGTATATATTAATAACATTATATCAATAAATATTATATCGTTGTTATAAATTAGATATATTTTTCAATAATATTAAATTTATGAGATAATTTAATGTCTTATAAAAAGATGTTAATATAATATGTCTTATAAATATATGTAAAATCATATATTATACAATATATAAATAAGATGATAAAATAATGGATAAATTAAATTATATAAAATAATAAGATATGAATCCAGAAATATATTATTTATATTTATAATAATTAAAAGATCATACAAAATTAAATATTGATATTAAAAATGATTTCTAATAATATTCAAAAAATAAGAAATATAATGATATAATCGATATTTTGATAGATAGATAATAAAATTTAAATTATTATAATTATGATACATTAGGTTATTATAATTAGTAATTTAAAATATTTGGTAATCAAAGTTTATATAACAAAATAGTTGAAATATTAGAATAAATTAAATTAAAATATTCTAAATATGTTGATATTAGATATATTAAAATAAAGATATTATTATATGGTAATATAAATAATTATAAAACAGAAATAATAGATGATATATTATATTTAACATAATAGATATAATCTAATGGTAAATTTAATGGTAAAGATATCATGATATATAGTTATATATTTGTATTCAATTACTTCATATATTAACTTAGAGAAAAAAATTCAAAAATAATATTGCATATTGACAAATATTATGATTAAATAGAAATGATATTAGATGGTAAATATTAAGATTTATTAAATAATTATTTCAAAAGAAATTATTATACTATTAAAGCAGATTATGAAAAAATATTATAATTATTATTGGATAAACCTAATAAAAAGTTATTAGATTATTGTGACATTTATACATGTTATGAAAAATTAAAAATTATTGATAAAAAATTATAATTTCTTAATGATAATTTTAATTAAATATAATAATTATAAAAAGAATTATTCTCAGATGATAAATTATCTTAATAATTCATAACTTTATTTGTTATAAATGTAAACTATTATTATCATAATATATAATATGATGAATTTGAAAAAATAATGTCAAAAAATAATCATCTAGTTACATCAAAATTTTAAATATTAAATTCAGAAATATAAAAAAGAAAAAATTTATAAATACCAAATAAGAAGATAACAAAAGGTGATGCTGGATCTTAATATACAACAGAAGATCAAACATGTCCAATATGTATATTATAATTATAACCAAATAAAACATATGTTATATAATGTGAGAAATGTAATATAATAACATGTTGTTTACATTGTATAATAATTTTAATTAAATAGAAAAAAGATAAATGTTTAAATTGTTAACAATGATAATGAATTGAATTATTGATTTATTTATTGAAAGAAGATTTACTAATAAACTATTAAACAAAATAATATATTATAAATAATCAAATATATTTTTACATAAATCATCACATATCTTATTTATAAATCTATATAATTTTATATTATTATTATATAAATGAATTAATCTTTATTTTTTGTTAGATGCAATATAACCTTTTATCATATAATATAATCCTGTATTTTGTATATCTTCTATATTCATTTTATTTTCATTACATAAATTTTTAATTTCATCAATATTTTTTATATTATTAATGAAATTTGTATCATTAATATCTAAATTTATCAATTTGTTATTTATTTTTATAAATATATTTTCAATACATTTATTTAATTCTTGTTCTAAAACTTGTTTTTCTAGTGTTAATTTTTGTTCTAATTCTTGTTTTTCTTGTATTAATTTTTGTTCTAAATCTTGTTTTTCTTTTTCTAATTCTTGTTTTTCTTTTTCTAATTCTTGTTTTTCTTGTATTAATTTTTGTTCTAAATCTTGTTTTTCTTTATTTAATAAATCTATTTTTAAGATTAAATTTTTACATTTAATATCAATATCATCAACATCATTTTTTATTTTAGTTCCATTTTCAAGATATAAATGTATATTTGTATCATTTACTATTAAATATTTAAGATAATCAATATTATCATTATCTATTTTTATATTATGAAAATCATTATCTTTATTAATATAAGATAATATTATATATAATAAGTATAAATATTTCATTCTAATAAAAAATTCATTTTTGTGTTTTATAAAATTATTTCTATTAAGTTTATTAATAATAAAATATTTTATATTAATATTATATTTTATTTTTAATATATTATATATTTTATCATATTCATCATATATATCTAAATTATCTAATTTTACATCTTTTAATAATTCATTAATATATCTAAAAATAAATATATTTTCATTTTTTATATTATCATCTATAAAATTAGATAATTGTTTTAATGTTTTTGAATCTATATTAAGTAATAATATTATTATATCTATTAATTCTATCAAAAATAATTTATATCCTGAATAAAATTTTATAAAACTTAAATAACCATATAATAATATTATATCTAATTTATCATTATCTGGTATATTATTATTTTTTATTATATTTCTATCTATTTTTTTATCTAATATATTTATATTTGTATAATATATATTCATGTATATATCACATAATATTACTATTTTATTATCTATATTTATTTTATCTAATAAATTTATTAAATTATATGTCTGTATCCAATCTATTATATATATATTTTTATCTATATATAAAATATATTCTATTTTATCTACATCATGATTATAATCTAAATTTATATAAATAGTTTTAAAATCTTTATTTAATTTATTACATTCTTGATATGTTTTTATAATATCATTATTCACATCATTATAATATATTGGTTTTTTTTTATATTTATTTTCTTTTACATTTGTATTTTGTTGTTGTTGTTGTTGTTGTTGTTGTTGCTGCTGCTGCTGCTGTTGTTGTTGCTGTTGTTGTTGCTGTTGTTGTTGCTGTTGTTGTTGTTGTACAAATTTAACATTAGTTTTATCATCAATTAATTTTTTTAAATTAGTAAAATATGTATTAATTTTCTCATATTCTGATATTATTTGACTAACTTTTTTATTATTTAAATAAGTTTTAAAATTTGTATTATTAGTAAAAATATCATTATATATATTCATATAAATATTAATATCTTCATATTCACAAATATCTTTTTTATTAATAATAAATAAATAATTATTATTTTTATAATCATTTCCATGAGAATAATATCTTAATAGAGTTCTAATATTTTGTATATAATATAATATTTTTTGTTCATTATTATAATCTAATTCATTTTGTAATAACCATTTTAATATTTTAACAGTATTATCATCACTAGAAGTAGTATTACAAATAGAATCATATAATTTTTCTGTTATATAAAAATCAATAGTTTGGCCATTATTAATTTGTCTTAATCTATAAATAGCTTGTGCAATATCTCTATATCTATTAAAATAATTAAGTGTTACTAAACCTTTTGCATTTTCATATATCTTAATATCAACTCCAGTAATATTTGATTGAGAAAAATATGTAAATATATTAATTTTATTAGTATTTAACATAACTTTAGATAATAATATTGGTTCATTATCAATATTTTCAACATCAATACATAATTTATTATAATTTTGTTTAATATCTCCTATAAATGTTACATATTTAAAACCTTTATTATTTTTTTTAATTGTTTTTGCAATTTTTTTAGCCATTTCCATATTAGTATAAGATATAAAATAAGCACCAGCATCTATTATTACATGATAATCATCTTTAATTATATTATTTATCATATCATCTAATTTAGTATGATCAACATTAGTTACTATATTATATTTAGTATTAATATTACTACTTGATATAATAGCTTTACATATTTTACCATCATCAAATAGTTTTAATTTAACTTCATTAAATTTTTTATCATTATTATTTTTATAATAATTTATAGGAAGATGAATAAATGGAGTTCCAGTATAACCAGATCTAGAATTAGTTATATAATTATTAACAATATCATAAAAAGATATATTAAATTGTTTATCAATAGTATAATAATATTTATCAAGAATAATATTTTGAATATAATATTTAATAAGATTATTATCATTAGCAATCATATTACGTATAGAATCATTAATAGTTTTAATATTAAATCTATTTTTAGTATGAGTTATAATAATTTTTTTTATTTTAGAATCAATATTATTTAATAAAATATTAATATCATGATTTCTAAGACCATTATTAATATAAGAAATAATAGTAAAAGCAAGAGTTAAATCAATATCACTAAATTCAGAACCATTAATAGGAGATTTAACAGCTTTATAAGGAATAGCCATTAAATCAGAATATTTAAAATTAGAATAATTAAAATGAATACCATTCATATCTTCAAAACCAAAATCTTTATTATATATTTTAGTAACTATTATAGGTATAACATATCTAATTATATGTTTTAATATTCTAAATTTCTCTAAATTTTTTTTATCTAAATTATCAATTTCATATTTATCTTCACTAAATAATTTATTAACATCAACTGTAATTTCAAAATTATCAAATAATTGACTAATTTTTTGTTTAATTTCTTTTTTTTCAATAACACCATAATTATCATAATATAATAATTTATTATCTTTGTAAATAAGATCAATTATATTATATAATATATTAAATCTAAAATTACTATGTTTTAATTTATTATTAGAAGGAACACTATAATTTAATTCACTAGATAATGGATCTAATAATTTATCTGCTTCATCTAATAATATTATTGAATTATTTAAATTATTAAAAATATCATTAGGTTTTATAGTTTTATTATCATTTTTTGTGTCTATGGCGAAATAATTTAATACATATTTTTTAAGATTATTATCAGTTATAAAATAAACATTATTTTGAATAAATAAATTATTATAATCATTAATATCATTATCATTAGTTAATCTATTAATATTATATAAATCAAAATTAAATTCAAAAATAATATTAACATAATTAATAAACATCTTAATAGAATCAAATATAAGATCTTCTGGCATTGTTAATATAACTTTATTATTTATTAAATCTAATTTTTCATGATTATTCATAATTAATAATGTAGTTAATGGTGTGATAACTGATGATTTACCAGATCCCATTAATAATTGATGAAAATTTGTTATTTCATTTTTTATATTTAAATCAGTTAAAACATTTTTGATTGTATCATATTGATCATCTCTAATTAATAATCCAGATAAAAATTCAAATAATAATGGTTCAATTGAAATTTTATCATCATCATTATTAATTAAATTTTTATGTTTTCTAAATATATCAATCAATTTAATATCATCAATATTAGTTATTTTTTTAATTTGATCATATATAGATATATATTTTAAATATGTAATAAAGTCATTATTATTAATATTATTAATATTATTAATATTATTAAATATTTCTCTATTCCATAATTGTAATCCTAATGTAATATCATAAAAATATTTTTTTTGTAATTTTGAAATATTTTGAATAATAAAATTATTTATATCATTTATATCATCTATATTTATTATATTTGTTATTTTAGTTTTTTCTTTATAACTAATACTTTCAATATTTTTTGTTAAAATATTATCATCATTAAAATTATTAAAATCTTCAATTATTTTATAAATTATTGATTCTTTATCATATATATTACTAATACTTGTTAATTTTGTTAATTTTGTTTTTTTAGTTATAATATTTTTAGTAGTTAAAATAAATGATTCTTTATATGACAATAACATATTTTTATCATATTTTTTTTTAATAACATCAATATAATCTTGTTTATATTTTTTCAAATTATTATAATCATTAGCTAATAATTTATAATAATAATCAATAAAATGATCATAATCTAATACAATATTACCACCTTTTTGTTCTTTTAATACAATATTATCATATATTTCATTATATTTAATATTATCATTAAATTGTTCTTTTTCTTTATTAATATTATCTAAATTATCTTCATACTCTTTCATATATTTACCATATTTTTCATATTGTTTAAATATATTTAACATTGCTGAATAACAATCTATATTTTTATATAATTCATAAAATTTTTTTAATCTTAAAACATCATTATAATTATCAACATATAAATATAAATTAGAATTATGTATTTTAAATTCTAAAAATTCATCTTTATCATTACAATCTATATAACATACATAATAACATTTATCTTTTTCATAAATAAATCCTGGTAAATTAGTTATCCATCTATAATATATATTATGATCAGTTAATATAACATTATCATCATATTTATAATCATTTTTTACAATATTAATAATTTTATGAGTATTTAAATTATTTCCTATTTCTATTCTATAATTATCAACAAAATTATTATTTTCTTTTAATTGATAAAATAATATTTGGACTTTATTTATAATAAATGAATCAAATAAATTATATGTATCTTTATTATATATTGTATTATTATTTATATCTAATAAATGATTTATAAATAGATTATTATTAAATTTTTTAATTATTTCATATGGTGGTTTTATATAATAATTATTATTATCATCTAATTTTAATTTTAATTTAGATTTCTTATTTTCAAAAGATAATGTAATATTATCATAAACATATGTATTGTCATCTAGTCTATTAAAATCTATTTTATTATATTTTAATATATTATGTATATTATTTATTTCATCTCTATTGATTTTAGGTTTTAATATATCATCTATTATATTAAATATTTTATTTAATTTAAATTCTTCTATTTTATTTTTTGAAAAAAATTGATATAATCCTACATTTTCATATAATTGATTTATTATATTAGTTGAATCATTATATGTTATTGTTATACCATTTGATTTATTTTTAAATACATCATTTATTAGTGTTTTATATTCATGTAATTTTTTATGAGTAGTTAATACTTTATCAATTAATTTTTCATCTCTATTTGCTGATATTTTATCTTTAAAATCACTTATATTTTTATCATTATATAACATATAATTATTATCTATTATTTTAAAAAATAACTCATTATAATGTTCTACTAAAATAATATGTTCTTTTTTATTATCATCTATAATATTTATCATATGTTTATTTATATTATTTATATTGAATCCTAAATTTGATACTAAACTATATAATGATTTTATTTGATAAAATTTTAATTTATAACTATCTATTTGATTATAATAATCTAATACTTTTTCAAATTTTATTTGTTGTTCTTGTATTATTATTTTTTCATAGTCTTCTAATTTCTTTTTTAATTCTATAAAAATAATTTTTTTAGAATCAATATAATTATATATTATATCTACTAAATTTGCAGTTTGTGAAAAATTATTAAAATCTCTACTTAAATTTTTAAAAATATTTTCTAAATTTGAATATTCTAAAACATTATTATTATTAATATTATCTAATTTTATTTTTTTAGTTATAAATAATAATAAATTTTTCATATTATTTTTATAAACTTTAACTTTATCTATATGTAAATATAATTGTATTATCTTTAATTTTGATTTATCTGATCCAAATAATAAATATATAATGAAATATAATTTATTTAAATTTAATAAATCATCACTATTATCTACTTCATTAAAACCATTATTTTTTAAATATGTGTTTAAATCATTATTATTAATACCATATAAATTATTTAAATAATCTTCACCTAATATATTTTTTAAATAATTATCATCATATAATATAAAAAATCTATAAATATTATAATAATCTTTATTATATTTTAATTTAGTTATTCTTTCTTTACATATATTTTTTGTATCATTATTATTCATATAATTAAAATCTATTAAATTATAATGTTCAAATATATATCTAAATTTTTCTAATTTTATTGTAACACCATTAATCACACATTCTTTATTATAATCTATTTTTTTTTCTTCATATATGAATTTTTTATATAATCCATATGAATTATATATTATATTTGATAAATCATTATATTTTTGTTCATATTTATTCAGATAAGAATAATTTATTTCTATTGTTCTTAATATTATTATTTTTAATATATTTTTAAATTCTATTTTATTTAATTTATATTTATATTTATCTATTTCTACATCTATTTTATTTATATAGTTTAATTCTTTATCTAAATTTGTATATAATTCATTTATTTCTTGTTTTATATTTTCTCTAATTGTTAAATCACTACCTAATAAAAATAATATATGATTTAAATTTATTGTATCATCTAATTTTTCTTTTATCTTATTTAATATTTTTCTAAATTGATCTATATTCATATCTTTATTAAATATTTTATATATATCTATATTATTATTATTAATTATACCTGTTGTTATATCATCATTCTGTATTTTATTATATTTATTAATATAATAAGAATCTTTATGATAAATTGAACCAAACTTAGTAATATTATCATCATAATTATATTCATTTAATAAATCTAAATTATATGAATAATCATAAATATATCTATTAATTTTATAATTTTTAAGTTTATTTGGATTATTATTATTATTATTATAAAATATATAATTTGTTTTTTCAATATTATCTAATTCAATTATTAGATTACTTTTATTCTGTTTTATTTCTGGCATTAAATATTTTATATCTAATAACATATTATTATTATTTTTAAAATTAATATTATAATTGGAATTGAAATTATAATTATTTGATAATAATTTAAATATGTCATTATTATGATCTATAATATAATTATCTAACTCATATTTATATAATTTATATTGTTCTTTTACTAATTGATAATCTTCATATTGTTTATTAGTTATTATTTTATTTATATATTTTGTCATATAATTATTTAAATTTATTTTATTATTTTCTGTTATTTCTATTTTTCTATTTATTTTTTTTAAAAAATTATTAAATTCATTAAATAAATTTTTAAACATATAATCACTTGTTTCATTATTTTTATAATGTATTTTTGTAATATTATCTGATAATATAAAATCAATTTCTTTGAATCTTGAATATTCATAATCAGTTATATTGGAGTTTTTAAATATACTAATTTTATCTATATATTTATAATAATAAAAAAATTTCTTATATAACTGTATACATTTATATACTATATTATCTATATTTTCTGTTGTTATAAATTCATCATAATTGTTATATATATACATACCAATTGTTATAAAAAAATTTTTAAATTCATCTACATTATCTATATTAATAATCTTATTAATATAACTATTAATATCATCATATTTTTCAATATATTTTATGTAATCTTCATATATATACATATAATTATATATTAATTGAATTATATATACTGTTTCATTTATTTTATTTATAAATACTTTGTGTTCTTTTTCAAATATTAATAAATAACGATTATACTGATATATATTATTTATGAAAGTTTTTAAATCATTATGTATTATATCAAATTTATCATATGAACAATTATATTTTTTATAAGTTATTATATCTTCAGTAAATATCATAAAATTATTATTTTTTTTTTCATCATTAATTACATTAAAATCTTTAAATATATTTTCATGATTATTGTTAAAACGTATTATTTTATTATTATTACTACTATTATTTATAAATACATTTATACCACTTTCTCTTAATGAAGGAAAAAATATATTAATAATGATATTAATAATGATATTAATTTTATTATTAATATCATTATTAATATTATAATTAATATCATTATTAATTTTTATAATAATTTTATTAATAAAATTTAATATATTTAAATAATAATTATAAAAATATTGTTCATCCTTATTATATAAATTATATAAAAATAATTGTTTTATATTATCATGATTAAAGTCATTTATAAAAATTTTCATAGAATCATATATATTATTATAATATGTATCTAATTTAGTTTTTATTTTCGTATGTTTATTTAAAATTTGTGTGAGTTTATTATTTTTATTATAAAAAAAATCATTATAAACACCTTTATTTTTTATGTCAGTATGATTATCAAAATTTAAAAAATAATTAAAAGATACATTATTTTTATTATCAAATATATTATAATTATATTCTTTTTTTAAATTATAATCAAGTAATAAATGTTTTTCATATATTATCTCATGATCATCAATTTTTAAATTTTTGTTTTTTTCTAATTTTATTTTTATATTAAAATCAATATTATTTGATAATATATAATGAATTAATAATATCTCATTATATATTTTATTCTCTACTAAATCAGTTGTTATTATTATATCATTATAATTATATTTATATATTTTATTTTCATAAATTATACTAATATTATTATTATCTTTTTTAAATTCAATATTTTTATTATTGATACTTATTTTTTCTCCTCTTAATAATTCTCTAAATATATAATTTAAATAATCATCTTTATTAATATTATTTAATGAATTATAAAAAAATAAATTATTATTCATTCTATAAATTATTATTATATATATTATTTATATTATTAATTTAAATAATAATAATTATAAATAATCAAATATATTTTTACATAAATCATTACATATCTTATTTTTAAATGTTTTCATTAAATAACTTATATTTAATTTATAATTTTCATTTAATTTTTCTAATTTATTATATTTATTATTAATCTTATTTTGATATTTATTTATAAATCTATATAATTTAATCCTATATATTTTATCATTATAATCTATATCATTATTATTCATATATTCTAATAATTTATCTATATTATTGATTTTAATATCATAATATATTATATTATATACTAATTTATTATTATCTTTTTTATGAATATTATTTATATAATTTCTCATATTAACATCAGATATATATTTAAATTCATTTATATTTTCTATATAATTATCTATCATTTCATTAAATTTATCTAAATTATCACCGAAGGTACCGTTAAAAAATGTTGTATTTACAACATTTTTTTGCGCTAGCGATTTATCTAAAGATAAATCGGTACCTACAGCATATAATTTCTTATTATAAACAATAAATTCATTTAATATATCACATCTTATTAATTTATCATATTTATTAAAATTATAATCTATATTATTAACAAAAACATAATTAATTAAATATAATAATAATTTATTAAAAATATTCATAGTTACAGAATTATTATTTAATTTTAACATATAATATTTGTTTATATATAGATCTAAATAATTATTTATATAAATGTTAATATCTAATACATTATCAAATAAAAAATCATATAAACTATCACTATATTCATCTATTACATGACAATAAATATTATTATTATTTTTCAAATAATTAATTATTTTTTGTTTATGATCATTAAAATAATATTTATTATGTATAATATAAAATATATTATTTTCACATCTTGTATCATTTAATATTATTTCTAATAATGTTGTATATTTTATTAAATCTTTATTTGTGTAGCTATATTCAATTAAAAAATTAATAATAGCTCTTAAATCATAATCATTAGTATATTTAATTAAATCATTTAATTTATTATAAAATATAGAAGAGACTATAAGATAGAATAATAAAAGATTATAACCTCAATATGTAAGTATTGATGTCAAATTTAATCTAGCCTTTAAATAGGTACAATTATACTTTTTAATCTAAAAATTGGAAAAATAAATATTTATATTTATTTTTTTGTCATTAAATTGTCCCAATTTTCAGTGAAAAAGGTGTAATATATATATATATACCAATACTAATAATAATATATATAAGAAATAAATATTCTCAATTTTTTAATAAAGAATTTATATTATTGACTAGTGATTGTTTTAAAAGATTATGTATGTTATCTAAATCAAAAAATGCTGAAAAAGTTAGAGATTATTATATTAGATTAGAAGAATTAGTTGATAAATATAAAGATACTTTATTAGAAGCTAAAGATAAAGATGCGCAATATATTAATAAAAATCTTTTAGATTTTTATTAATATATGAGCCTCGAGCCAGATTTATAAGAATTTTTATAAAAATTCTTATAAATCTTCTCGAGATTGAAATATTAAAACATGATCTTAAAAAAGAAAATAAACCTAGTGGTAATTATGTTTATATTTTTTCTGAAAAAGATGAATTAGGTGATATATATTATAGAGTTGGTTTAACTAAAAATCTTAAAAAAAGAATACCTGGTCATGAATCAGTAAATGAACATAAGAAAAAATATCTATTTAAAATAAAATCATCTAATATTTATCATTTAGAAAATTGTATTAAAAGTATGTTATATGATCATAGATATAAAACTAATAAAGATTATTATAGAGTTAGTGTTGATTTAATAAAAGAAGCAATTAAAATATGTGAGAAATGTAATGATTGTAACAAAAAAATAATGAATTTTCTAATCATCTAAATGATAATCATTTAAATAAAAAAATAAATGAATATAAATTTATAGAATAAATTAAATAAACTCAATAAATACACTTTTAGTGCACTAATCTCGTTCAATGATATTAATCATCTTATCAATTTTATCATTCAATAACAAACTCATCTAATTAATTATTCCATTGAATAATAACCAGTGTGTTAGATATCTTAATAATCATAATGAAATTATTTTATATGATATATTATTAGAAAATAAATCATTTTTAACTAATGTTATAAAAATATTAAGATCTAATAATTAAAAAAAATATTATATATTAATAAATTAAATAATGAAAGATCACAAATCATCAAAAAAATAAGTATATTTATATTAACTATTATACATTATATTGAATAATATATATATTTATTTATTTAATTAATCTAATAAAAATACTTTATCTTATGATAATGTGATAATATCTTATAGATTATTTTATTTATTATAATTAATGTAGTTTTTATCAAAAATAGATTATTAATGAATTAATAATGAATTAATTAAATCATAATATATAAGAGTAATATAGTATTTTTTATTATGATTATTAAATAATTTTTAATTTATTAATTTTAAAGCATCAATATTATTATAAATAGCTTTTATAAATATAACATATGATAATTTTTTTTAATTCATATATTATAATTCTAATCCATCTAATTCAACACATTATTTTGATATTTTTTAATCTTAATAAATAATTTTTTTAAAATCTGTTCTAATATATTAGTAAGCTTAAATATTTTATTATATAGCAATTTTAGCAATATCTAATGTTTAAGCTTCATCATATATTAACCTTAATAATAAACCATTTTTACTAACACAATATTTATATAATTCACAATATTGATAATCATCATAGAAATTATTTTCAATCAATACATACTGATAAAGAATATTATTTGTTTTATTATTAATATATTATATATTATTAGTATTATGTTATAATGCCTAAATACACATTTATTCATTTTAAAATTTTTAATCAATATATTTAAATAAATTTTTATTGAAAATAAATGCCTCTTAACACATTTATAAATTTTAATATTATTTATCAATTAATGTAAAGAATTCTTTATTAAATTAGAAAGCATCTTAACACATTTATAAATTTTAATATTATTTATCAATTATTTAAAAATAATTTTTATCGAAAATAAATGCCTCTTAACATATTTATTTATTTTAAAATTTTTTATTGATATATTTAAATGATAATTTATTTTATTAAAAAGCTAAATTACATAATTCTTATGTTTAATCATATTATTATATCAATTATAATAATAACCCATTTTTTTAAATACAATATATATGTTAATATTTTTTATCGTAATAAAATTTATTATTTTTTTAGACATATTAATAAAGTATTTCATTATAATATTCTGTAGAACAATAATCTAAATTATATTTATTAAATTAGAAAGCATCTTAACACATTTATAAATTTTAATATTATTTATCAATTAATGTAAAGAATTCTTTATTAAATTAGAAAGCATCTTAACACATTTATTCATTTTAATATTAGATATCAATATATTGAAAAAAACTTTTATTATAATTAAATGCTTCTTAACACATCTATTTATTTTAATATTTATTATTAATATATTAAAAATATTAATTTTAAAAATTAAAAGCATATCGACACATTTATTCATTTTAATATTTTTTATGAATATATTAAAATGATTATTTATTTTATTCAAAAGCAAACTAACATAATAATTTTTTATTTTTGTTATCTATAACATATTATATCAAACAAGCATCTTATATTAATAATTATTAACAAAATTCATAACTTTATATATCATCATGTTAATAATTATTAATATCTTATATATACGGTTAATTTTCATAATTATATAGTTTATTATAATAATTTTATTAATTATAACTATCATCATCATTATCATGATAATAACGTACATAACAACAAAAATCTTTATTTGTACATAATTTATCATTATAATCATAATCACTATCATAATCACTATCATAATCACTTTAAAAAAAACTATCATAATATCTAGGTTAATGTGTATTTAGATATATTATTTTACAATATGTATATTTAAAAGCTGTATAATCTTTATCTATAGCTCTTTATATTATATTTTTTGTTTTATTTTTAATAAATTATAATAGAGATGGATCTTTATCAATATAATCAAATATCTTTTGTTCATCAATTATAGAATCTAATTATTATAAATTATCAATAATTTATAGTTTTTCTAAATTATCCATTTAATTCAATAAATAAGAAATAATAAATAATAAGTTGTTAATAATGTAATATTAATGATACATTGTAATAATAATAATTTCAATTTTTTTAGAGTAAATCGTTTTAAAATTAGTTATACAATTATATATTTAGACTAGGATTAATATTTTTTGAAAAGAGAGTTTATTATAAAAATTATTAATTACAATATCAGTTTGAACTTATTTTTTTAGAAATAATAATTTTATTATTTTTAGGATAAATAAAAAGATATTGAGTTATATAATTAGATAAATTGTGAAATTCTATTTTATAATAAAATATTTTATAAAGAATTTTTTTCCATTGATAAAATTTATTACCAAAATTATTTAATTTTTTTATTTTTTTAAAGAATTTTTTTAGATAAGATTTTTTATTAGTATAAAAATCAATAATATTATTAAATATAATACTATTATTTTTTGTATTATTATAATCAAATAAACATAAATTATTACTTAAAATATAACAACATAATAAACCAAAAGTATATAATTGATTATTAATTTTATCTTCACAAAAATACATTTTATCATCAATATAAAAAAATTTAAAATCAGATTTTAATAATATTTCTCTTAATTTAATAACATGAAAACTAGTAAATAATTTAATATGACCAAATAATATTTGATTATGTAGTTGATATAATGAAATATATGGATATGTATTAGTTATATCTTTATCATTATCATAAAATATTTTAGTCAAACCAAAATCTATTAAACATAATTTAGGTATAATTATTTTATCATTTATTTTAATTTTTTTAACACCTATATTTTCAGGTTTAATATCACCATGATAATAACCTCTATCATATAAATTTTTTAATCCATCAATAATATCTATACATAAATTAATTTTAATATTATGATCATAATTTATTAATTTAAAATGTGTTAGATCATATTTTAATTTTTTAGTAATAACAACAATATATTTATCATTAATATCATTTATTAAAACATCAAAACAAAAATGATCAATTAATTTTAATAAATTATTAGATTTATTATTTTTTAATATAATTAATTCATCATATGAATCATCATCATATATTTTAATAATTTTTAAAACTAATAAATTAAATGTATTTTTAATTTTACAAGTGAAAACTAATGATTTTTTATTATAACCAATATGATCTACTATAATATATTTTGTTTTTTCATTAATATATTTTATAAAAAAATCTTTTTTATAATGTTTATACATATAATAATTTTTTTTGATAGAATCAAAATTATCATCTATTATATTTTCTATTTTAACTTTTTTATTAAAAAAATTACCCATATTATTATTTATATATAAAAATTTTATATTTTAAAATTATTATCATTTAACTCTAATTTATTAAATTGATTAGAGTAATTTTCTTATAATTTTTTAAATTTATATAAAGATTATATATAATAATAATATTATATAATTATGATTGATTAACTCTTAAATAATTATTTTACAAAAATATTATTCAATAATAATAATGAAAAATTATAAAAATTATTAGAATAATTAAAATAAATGGATAATATAATAGATAGTGTATTATATAATATGATATAATTATGTTGTTAATATAATAAATTATAAATATTATAAACTATATATAAAGAATATCCATAAATAGATATATTTAAAAATAATAATGAAAATTTCATATTAGCATGTATGTATAGTGATATAGAATTAGTATAATGGTTATATGAACTAAATCCAAAAATAGATTTATCATATAGAGATAATTTAATATTTTTATTAGCATGTGAAAATGAAAATATGAAAGTAGTATAATTTTTATATGATATATAAAATATAGATTTAACATATAATGATAATCATTTAATAAAAAGAGTCTATCAAACTAATTAATAAACTATTTTAAATTGGTTAATAGATATTTATAAATTAAAATATAATTTTAATGATAAATAAATTTAAGATATTTTATAAGATGATATTAAAATTTAATTATAAGATTTATTATAAGATGACAATATATTATAATCATAAGAAATATAATATATATAATAATAAAATAAATAAATAAATAAATAATAAAATTGATCTATGATATAATATATTATCTTTGTAGTAATTTTTATCTTATTTACTTTGTTATAAGATAAAAATTGATAAATCATTCATTTTATATATATAACAATAATAATAATAACTAAAAATGTTAGATAAACAATTATATAATAAATTATTATCTTATGGTAGATCTTTAATTAAAATATCTTGTCAATAAGATTAAAAAAATCCTAATTATGATAATATTACTGGTATAGATATTAACTACTTCTTATTTTTTATTAATTATAATTTTTGCTGATTAAATATTATTTTTAAATTTACTCAAACTCTTAAAATTTTAGACATTATTTATATGTACTTTAATAGTATGTAATTGGAATATTTTTAAGATATATGGTCTAATTATATATTTTTATATAAAAATAAAGATTATGATAAATCTAAATATAATAACATTATTTTGTAATTCAAAAATTATTATGTTAAAATTATAAAATAATATAGTATAATTATATATTATATGGCGACACAAAATAATGTTATAATAAAGAAAATCGATGATTGTAAACTTAGAGATTTATCTAATAATTTATCAGATTTATCTAATAATGTATTAGACTTATTAAATACATTAAATAATACTATAAAAGTTAATAATGATCAAACTAATTTAATAAATGATTTACAATATAAATTATTACATAAAGATGATATTGACTGTAGTTCTTATAATAATAATGATACCACCCCATTACAATCTAATAGAGATGTAGTTGATGATTATCAATCACATCATTATTATGATAAAAATGGTCCAACAAGTGAGAATTTACAAAATTTACAATTAGAATCAGTAACAGCATATCCAAGTAATTTAGCAGCAGCAATGAATTGTTGTTATTATGAAGATAATGTATCAGCTTATATGTTTGGTGTCTCAACACAATCAATATTTTATTCAGGAGCAACAGATGGAGAGAATTTTAATGGAATGACAAAAAGAGAATTATTTAATTTATTACAAGATATAGAAACAATAAAAAGTGATTTTAAAGATGCATCTAATAATACTGGTTTTGCAGCTTTTGTTGATGTATGGAATAGAGGTTTTGAAGATAAAAATGATAGATATACTACTGGATTAGGATCTAGATTAGGTTTTGCAAATGCTTCTATTGCTTTAAAATATGGTGGATCAGATGATTCATGGACATTAGGGAATTATTCAAGTGTATGGAGATATGATATAAAAAATAAAAATGTAATATCAAGACATATAGTTAATATGAATAAAGAATTAGATATATCAGGAGATTGGATATTTTCAGCATCAGGAAGAGGACCAGTTAATTCATTAGGAGATGGAAGATTTTGTGTTTCTGTACCTAATTTTTCATCAAGTGGATTATTAGTATTTGATAAAAATTTAAAACCAATAACTAATATAATATCATCATCATTTGATATATTTACTAGAGGAGTATTTATTGATCCATATAGATTTGATAAAAGAGGACAATTATCTTTTGGTATTTATCAAGATCAAGTTAATTCAGTATTTACTAAAACATGGTCTCCTAGTGAATTATCAGGTTTAACATTTAAATCATTAATTACTGGTAATACTATTAATATTTTTAATACTGATTCTGGTAATGCTACTTTATTATATCTTAATTCTTCTTCACAAGGACAATATGGTAGTTGTGATGCAACTAGTGGATTTTTAACTACAACAGTTATGACTCCATTAGCAGATTATAAATGGAATCAATCAAAAGGAAAAATCTTACAATATGCTTTATTCAAAGATTCTAATAATAAATGGCAATTAGAACCAGTAAATGTTTTTTATACTTGTCCAGATGATTATGTTGCAGGTGATAAATTACAAATTGATTCATTTGTAACTGATCCAGATACAGGAGTTACTCAACCATTAAAAATATATTATCCTATTATTGATAATAGAGATTCTGTTGTTAATGTTGGTAATTTTGGTAATTTAAGATCTAATAATGTTTGGAGAGAAGGTTATAAACAATTAGTTTTTAGTGATGGATCTAATAATACTCTACCAGTAACAGCTGGATTACAATCTTTATCTGTTAATATTTTTGATGTTTCAGGAGGAAGTCCTGGATTATATTTTAATTCACCTACATTTTATCAAGATGTTTATGCAACATTATATAAAAAATATACAGATGTTAATAATAATATATATTTTAAACAAGATGATTTAACAATAGTTCAAGTTATTATAACAGATCCAAAATGTGCTTTTTATCCAGCAACTAATCCAAAAAAATATATAGATTTATCAACTAATGTAACTTATTTATGTGATAATAATGGAATATATAAAGATAGTAATAATAATACAGATCCTCATAATAATAGAGTTGTTAGACAATTAATTAATAATAATGGTTTTGCAAAAAGATATATGTTTTCACCATATCAATTAGATCCTTCAGGTAATGGTTTAAATACTCCTACAGGATTTAGTGATGTTTCTTCTAATATTAATCCAATGCTACCACCATTTAATCCATCAGGTTTTTCATCAAATAGTAAAAATACAGGATCACAATATATTAATCCAGATTTTTATTTCTCAAATGGACATGTATTTGATTCTACTCAATATTATTATTCTAGACCTTATTCATTATTATGGAAAGATACAAGAATGTGGTTAAATACTTATGCTCTTGGTGCTGCTTCATTACCTAATACAAATTATGGACAAACTAAATTATTAGATGCTAATAATGTAAAAGAATTCTTTAGATTATGTCAAACAGCTCAATCACAAAATATATCAGAACAAGCTGTACAAGTAATTACATATGATGATTTATCAAATAATAATTATAGTTATACAGATTTATCAGGTAATACAGTAATAAATAATCAACAAATAGTATTTAGAGTAAGAGGAGATGTATTTAATGGACAACCATTATTAATGACAATTCATCCAAATTGTGCAGGTAATTTAACATTAACACAATTGATAGCAAATCAATTAAATATTTATGGAGCTGGTATATATGGTAAATTATCATTAATGCAAGATTCAAAAGGTAATCATCATATGTTAGGTGGAGCTGGTAATACTAATTATATGCCTTATTCTGATATGTTTTATCCTGCTGAATATACTGCTAATAGATTAAAAAATGAAATACAAAATGCTGTAAATAATCTATCTAATAATTTACCTATTTCTGTTTCTACTTTAAAAAGATTAGGTTTTGATAATGTTAATTGGAATAATCAACCTTCTAATAATGAATATTATAGAAATGTTAAATCTGCTATTAGAGATAATAATGGTAATGTTTTAATTGATTGTACTCTAAGAGGTATAAATGAATTTAAAGCTAAAATTGCTTATTATGCTTCTAAATGGTATGCTAATGAAAATAGAACTATTTTAGATTATAATGGTAATTCTTTAACTTATAAAACAGATGTTGCTTGTGCTTTTGAATTTGCTTTACCTATAACAGGTCCAAAAGGTGAAAAAATAATGTTATCAGGAAATGAATCTAATGAAGCTTTAGAATTAATGTATAAAGTCAAAAATTATAGAAGTTTATGTATTTCACCTAGATTAAAACGTTTAGTAACTGCTAAACCTTATGTTATTAATCCTAAAAATATGCAATTAGAACATATTATTAGAGGACCATTAGATATGACTGAATTATTCACTCAAACTGTTAGAGATTGGTTTAAATTAACTGGTGAATCTTTATTAATCGATTGTGGTTATAATAGAGATGAAGTTAATGGTGTTGTTACATGTGGTGATAAATATTTCTCTTCTGCTTCTAAATCAACAGTTAGAACTTTTAATAAATTAGATATAGAAGGAGCTCAAACTAAATGTAAAACTTATCCAGATATTAGTGGTAATCGTAAAAACTTTTCAGTTATTAGTGATGGTATTATGGGAACTAATGTTAATCCAAATGGATCAATTACATATGGATCTAGACAATTTTATGTTAATCAAGCTTTATCTTCATCAATTGCTGGATCAAATAGTTATGTTGGTAAAATTAATGGTAAAGATGTATTTGTATTTTGTTCAACAGCTTTAAATTCATATAGTGGTAATTTAGTTAATCCTGATATTATACCTATTCTTAATAATTGTAAATATAATAATTTTGAAAATTTAAGAAATTCATTTAAATCTGATGATGGACAAGTTATTATTATACCTCCTAGATTAACTGCTGGTTTATATAGAAATATTTCTAGAGCTATTGATAAACCACAAGGTCATAAAATTATGTGTGCTTATACTCAAAGTGATGATGGATTAAAAGTTCAACCTTTATGGATTACTGGTCTACCTATTTATAATTATCCTGAATTAACTAAAAATCTACCTAGTGCTAATGATCAAACAGGTAATTCTCATGGAGCTGTCACTTTAGTTAATGATTTAATATTTGAATGTGGTGGTAGAGATATTTATGTTATTAAAGCTTCTACTGGAGAAATTATTCAAACTATTTCTGGTAGTGATTTAGATTTTGATGAAAAAAATGATAGAATTAATGGTTATACTGGTGTTGATTCTGCTAAAAAAGCTAATGTTATTTCTATTGGTGCT